TTGGTCTAGAGTAATATCTGCGATATTTTCGGGTACACTAATTTTGATAGTCTCTGTCATATAATAAAAACGATTTTTGCTTAGTATTGTTTCTTTACCTTATTTCTATTTTGCCACGATTAGCTAGCAAATGAGAAACGCCGTACCTCAGCGCGTCCAAACTATGGTTGTACATATCACAAGCTAACTGCGCGCCCTTATCCGTATAGATATAGTTATTCAATTCCTTTGCCATATTAGTAGAGTCTGGGTGTACGACAAGCTCGTAGTCTTGAATTAATGCGATACCTGCCGCGATACTACCTGCGCCTTTCTTTGCGCCTCTAATATTAAGACCTAGCTTTTGTAACTCTGCGATAGTTCCTGCGCTTGCGCTATCTCCTATAATCAAATTACGCCCTGCTCTCTGTCTATTGATTGCGTATATCTCCGATATTGTTATCTTAGATTTGTATAGCTCCTCCTTTGCGTAGATTATTTTCTTTTTTTTATCTATAGCAATAGCCACTAAAGTTGTCGGGTCTGTAAATCCGTAATCCTGCCCGTAGATAACCTGCAACCCGTCGGGGTTAAATTCGCCAAAGCGCCAGTTTGTGTAAACGACTCCCTCCGCTTTTGAGAGCCAAGAGCCTAAAACAACGTGCTTGTATTTAATCGGATTGCTGACTTTCATATCCTCGAAATAGTCTAGTATCTCGTCGGGTACAAACTCTAGGCAATCGAGGTAGGAGGTATGTATATAACAGACGTTATCTTTCACACCGTTAAATCCCTCTTGAACGCCTCTACTCTCGTAGTATTTCATGTATATAAAATGCTCCTTACTCGTAGGGTTTAATATTAAGACCTTTATATTCCTATTTGGATTGCTTGCGTCGTTCCCTCTAATCGATAACACTATCTTGTCAAAGATTGCCTCGTCTTGCATCTCCTCCGCCTCGTCTAGTATAAGCATAGAGAAATCTTTTAATCCCTTGAGGTTTGCTGTCTGGACTCCAGAGCCTGCCTTTAATCCTTTAAAGACTATCTTGCTCTTATTGAATTTTGAGACAATCCTATTTTGCTGCGACTCGAAAAAGCTCTCCATATTCATGAGTTCTATTTTCTCCTCGACCTCAGCAAATATAGAATCCTTTAGAGAGGCGTTTGTATACCTGCTGTAAAGTATTCGATGTCCGTACTTCGTGCAACTAGTTAAAGCGCTTAGAGACGTCGCAAATGATTTCTGAGAGAATCTTCCGCCTGTTATGATAAAGGTATCCACGCCGTCGGGTATATTAAACAGCGGCGCAAATTTTGGGCTTATGTTTACGCTACTCATTCTCTGGTGTTACGTCAATAGCTGAGGTAAAAGAAATCGTCGGAATATTTACGCTGCCACCGTCTGAGGTTATATCTACGCTCTGCATTGGTTTGCCGACTGTATACTCTAGGTAGAGCTTTGCGCTCTGAACGTCTCCAGACATCGCGCTTGCCTCTAACGTTTGAAAGACGGATATAAAGTTCTCTTGTGAGGTTGCCTCTGTTATTAATTGCTTGAATGGGTTTTTACGGCGGTCTATACCTTTGGCTTTTGTAGACCAGCCCTCGTTGCCTTTAGCTAATTTATTCATATCTAATAGGTACTAACTATTAGTATTAGTACTATTATATAAACGAATTATAATATATATTGTTTCTTATATAAAAAAACCCCACCAATTAAGGCAGGGCAAACTAAAACAAAATTAAACAAAACTAAAAATTAAGAGGTTACATCTACGAGTCCGTCTCTGTAGTGGTCTACAACTACGCCCGTTTTTAATGTGATTGATTTATAAGGTACTATTGAATTTTTTACGAGTAGTCTATGTATTAATTTTCTCATGGTTTAAATATCTAGGGTTAATGTTGCTATAAATAAATACAGCTTTATTGTCGTGTAATTGTACTCTTTGGTTTGAGCCATATATTCCCAACCTAATAGGAATCTGTCGTGCGGATAATGGAAAGCTATTTGTAGAGTCCAGTTCATTATCTTTGCTCTTTAGCTTGTTTAAATCCTGCGCTCCATTCGTATTGAGAATGGTCGCCTATAATTGTGATTATCTTATCTCTTTGCTCGTGAGTTAAATCTAGGTCTTTGTCAAAGAGTCTGTCTAGTGTGTTTTTTAAATTCATAGTTTTGTTATTGTGGGGAGTTGTTAGCTCCCCTGTTAGTTTTATTTTTCTTGCTCTTGAAATTGTAAGCCTTTTTCTTTTATATCCTTGTTAACTATCTTAACAACCTTCTCGGCATCTGCATCAAATCTGTATCTAGATATATTCAGTTTGTTGTCTACAATTTGTATGTAACTGTAGTTGTAAGCCTTTCCGTTTGCTAACATCACTTCTTTACGCTCTTCATTTTTAAATGACATTACCGAGTAAGTTCCAAAGTTGTCCTCAGTTCCGAATATTAGAGATGTATTGTATTCAAATCCGTTCTCCGTTCTGTTTAGTAGTTTTCCTATTAGTCCTCTGAATTTCATAATTTTTATATTTAGTTGTTTTTGTTTTTGTAAATATACAATACTTTTTTAGTTTCCACCAAACAAAAAACAACATTTCTCAAAAATAATTTATAACTACCTAATTATCAGACTCTAAAACCTCAAATATTAATTGACAAGTTTCGTATTCCTCGATATATTCAAAGTATAGCAGCGCATCTCTGGAGAGTATTATCTCGTCCTCCTCAGATTCTGGCTCGAATAAATACTTCTCGTAATCGTTATAAATAAACGTACATACATATTGTATAGACTCGTCTAGCAAATACTCTACCATACTGCGGTAGAATAAATCGTGCGCGTCTGTATAGTTTTGTTTCGTAGCCTCCTCAAAAAATATGTGGGGATTGTCAAATATTACGGGTATCGTCATTTAAAAAAGTTGGTTATATACGCAATCGTGTACAAAATCGTAGTCCTCGTTTAGCTTATCTATTTGGGCGTCTGACATTGCCTCGCCGTCGTAGTCTGCCGAGACTATAAAAGCGTCGCAAAAGTCGGGATAGTCGTTTGTATCTATCCCGTCTATTTCTATGTTATCTATTAGGTCGTAGTTCATGCTATTCGGTTTTTTCTGCCTCGTCTACGTCTTTGATTTCGTTTGACGATAGGGCGGTTACTATTGCCTCTTGGTTGTGTGCTATATCTTTAACTAGGGAGTGTAAATTTGATAGCCTTGTCTCTAACTCGGATACCCGTTTCCTCAAAACTTGCTTGTTTAACGGTTTGCTTTGTTTCTCTAATTTTGGCATTTGCTTGCTCATAACTTTGTTGCTTTTTTAGTGTAGCGCGTTCCATTTTTATAAAGGCGCTCATTTGGTTATTAATAAAAAATTGTATTCTCTCCTCTGGTATGCCCTCGAAATACTTATCGAAATCGGGGAGGTTTTCTTTTAGCTTTTTAATCTTTAATGCTAGTTTTACATTTGCCTCTATTAATTCCTGCCTCTGTTTTATTACCTCGTCAATCGAGCCGACCTCTGCAATAATATCTTCTGCTGAGGCGGTAGGCTGTAATATACTAACTAAAATATTATAGTGCTTTTTAAAATCCTCGTCGAATTTGTAATGAACATCAAATTTTTTAAGGTTGTGTATTACCGTAGCGTGATTGTGTTTTGTTGACGCTCCTATCTCAGTAAGTGACTTTTTAGTCAACTCTTTAGCAAAGTGATAATATAGGCACCTAGCCATAACATACTCCCTCGCTCGTGTATCCTTGTTTATACTTAGCCTTGTTACTTTTTGTACTGCGTCTCTTATTGTTTTTAACATAGTTGTTCCTTAAATTGTTTAAACTCCTCTAGGCTGCGGATAACTACGTATGTGAATCCTTGAGACTCTAGTAGTTCCTGCCATAGTATTTGTTCTTTGCTTTGCTTTCCTTTAGCGTTTTTTAACTCAATCATATAGGCAGAGCTTTGATAATAGTAAACCATATCCGAGCGCCCTTTGATTAATCCGAGCGCTTTGTTTCTATTGCCGTCTATTTTATTAGCCGAGTTGTTTAGGTTATAGCAAAGTAAACCTCGCTCGTCGGGAAAGCTATTCCAATGCCATTGGAAAATCTGCGTTTGTATTT